CATAATTATCATTATACATCTCATATCTAAGTTGAAACTTGTTTTGTCTTTTAATTTCGTTCATTGTTATCCTTTTATAAACATTTTAATTTGTCTTTCCCATCTGTTAGGAGTTTGAGTGTAAGCCTTGCTGTCTTTCATCTCAGCCCCAGCTTCTTCCCAATCCTCAGCCTCTATTGCCTTAATTGCTTTTTTAAACTTATCAAAACCAACTAGGCCCAGCTGATATACCATACTGATTATAACATTTTTTCTTGCTGGTGATAAATGCCTGAACCAATAGTAGTTTCTGATAAGGTCAAATTGTATATCTCTTACCCTTTCAAATAGAATTAAATTAGCTTCTGCTTTAGTAATATAAGTGAAACCATAACCGAATGTAGGAATATTTAGAGTATCAAGGTAGGGTTTAGACTCAAACCCCTCCTCATCTTTTAACAATGTAGTTACAGTATCTAGTTCCATTACTTAGTCATTCCTATTTGTGAAGCTATGTATAAGGCTGAAGCACCAACTAATACTAAAACAAATCTTTTCATTAGTGCAGTAGGAACACCCTCAATAACAGATATTCTGCCATCAAGTTTAGCTTGCTTCTCTCTCATATGTGCCATATCTTGCTTCAAGCTGTCGCATTCGTGCTTAGCACATAAAGTTTCTTTTAGGTCTTTTGCCAACTCTTTGACATCTTCAGTTAAAGTACCAATGTTTTGCGTATTCACTTTAGTTGCCTCTACTAAGTGGGCTATTGAAACCTTTAAGTCTGTCAGGTCATTATCCATCTATTACTTTTAAACCTTTACCTTTCAGCTGATTTTTAATATCATTAACTGTGTCTTTAACAACATAGTTAGTTGAATACCCTTCTAGCTTCTCTAGTCCATACACTACAAGTCTTGTAGCCATACGCTCCGCTATTGCTTTCCACATAACTCTACCAAGTAGAGATAGTATAGTTTCTTTTAGTACCATATATAGTATTTGTGTCATTTGTTATCCTTTATATTTATCTATTAACACCATAGCAATAGGTAGAGCAATAGTATATACTATATCTAGTAACTCTGGTGTACCTTTACCTGATACTTTATCATATACTTCTTTTGTAATGGCTATAACTACTACCAATGCTAATGCAAAGGTAGTAGGTAGTACTAGTGTAGATAGTATGTATATCCAAGAACCATAGAAGCTATGGAGTAGCTTGTCTTTTGGTATTTGGTTTAACATCTGCTTTTTAGCTCTGTAATCTGTGTCTGTAATTCTTGAACAGCCTTAACTAAAGCAGGCAGTAAGCAAGAAGTATTTAACACATTAAAGTCATCAATGACTGTGCCATTCTCAATGATTATCTCTTCTCCTGTTTCGTTATCCTCTTCCGTCTTTCTGTTGTATACCTCACGACATTCTTCAACTGAAGCTGGAAACACTTCTTTAAACTCTTGTGCGATAAAGCCCGTCTCAATAGCAGTATCTCTGTACTCTTTAATAAAGTTAAAGGTTACAGGATTTAGTCTCATAAGTTGTTCTATAGTTGATTCTAGTGGCTTTATATTCTCTTTGACTCTTTTGTCCGAAGAGGTAGCCCAAGACGATTGAGTCGAACGGCCTATTCCGTTTATGTGAAGAATATGACTTGCTGCATCCCCTACACCTACCCCCATGTAACCATTGGATTTGAGTCTAACTCTTTCCGTACCTGCTGTGTATAGTCTCATATAGTCGCCACCATGAGCATATGTAACTTGCCCCTGAGCAGCTCCACCACTATCAGCAAAGAATATCTGACCTGAACCACTAGTTGAACTAGCTATTGTCATACCCGTACTTCCACTACTATCTAGTACTAGTTCGTTAGCTATAGAGGAAGTAGCTGCACCTGAACTAGTATTTCCTATTCGTAAATCTTGCTTGATTTCAAAATCATCTACTGATGAAATGTCGCCACTAGTATTTGCTGATAGCTCTACACTTATAATGGAAGGCTGACTTGCACCAGATAGGTTTAATCCATATCCTAAATTGTTTGTATATTTTCCTCCGATAATAGCTACACCAGCTGTGTTGCTCTCTAGGGCATCTGAGTCTGAGTTTGATACTACACAACCTATGTAAGTAAAGCCGAAAGTAGATGAACCCGTATAGAAACCAGAAGCCATGCTTCCCTCTGAACCACACGAAGTATAAGTAATTCCTACTGAATTGAAGTAATTATCCTCTGCTCTATACCCATTCCGCCCCATATTATCACTAGCACAGTTAGTATATGAAATATATGAGTGACCTTGCAATAAGAAGCCATCTTCTCCACATTCACTAGCAAAACAACCATCAAAATCAACAGTAGTCCCTGCTCCCGAAGAAGCATCTTCTAGTCTAAATCCTGTTCTAGTGGCATCCATACAGATAGTATTTACAATTTGTGTCTGCTGTGCTCGAATAATTCTGATACCATCTTGGTGTCCTTGTATAGCAACATTTCTGACTTGTAGCGAAACTCCACCGTTATCTACATCCCTACCACAAAATATACCAGCTCCGTTATCTCTTGTTCCGCTATAGTCATCTACAATAGTTAAGTCACTTACTATTGCTCCTCCAAAAGACTTAACTCTAATCGCATCTGCATTTATTGTGTTTAAAATTCTTGTAGTATGTACTGCCTCTATTCCGAGTCTACCAGTACCTTGACCATAAAGTTTAATTCCTGAGGCATCTGTAGTGCTTGTTAGTATTAAAGGAGAATTTATCTTAAAAGACCCTGCTGGAATGAAGACTTCCCCTCCATTAGGCAATGAGTCTATAGCCTTCTGCATAGCTACAGTATCATCAGTAACACCATCTCCAACTGCACCAAACCATTTAACATTAACTGCACCATCATATTGTCGTACCCATCCATTAAAGATAGTACCACCATTATTAACACCACTCTGTGTAGCATCATAAACAAATACTCCACCTCTATTGCTATCTTTTACAATAGCAGTAGTTGATGTAGAAGCTAGGGCTACTATTAAACTAGATACGCCATCTACGGGAACTGAAATCTGAGAAAGATTGTTATCCATCTCGCTATGCGTTAAAGCTGAGCCTTTCTCGCTTCTTGTTATTATTGCCATTTTATTATCCTTTTAGATATTCTTCATATATTTTAACCAATTTTCATTCGTAAATCAACATTCTTAGGTTTATGGAATTGTCTTACTAAAAAATAACCAAGGGCATCATTCCAATCATCTACTGTTGAAGCTCCATTAAACTTCTCAGGCTCGCCATTCTTGTCATATGCTTGTTGTTCTAATGCTTTAGTAGTTTCAGGGCATTTAGTAGTGTTTATAAGCAGTTTATTCTTACTAAGTAGGTTATTAACCGTATTGACTCTGTCTTTAACTCTACCATTCTTTCTAGGTGCATTAATCTTGAACCCAGCATTCCTAAGTATGTCTATATCTGATAAACTAGCATTAGTCTTGCCTGCATAACCTGAAGCATCAGGGTAGATAACAATATGTCTATTAGGGTATCTCTTATTAATATTAAATACTATGTCTTGCGTATCGTGTGAACTAAATTCATCTACTATATGAGTTTTATCAGCTCGTAAACTAAATACGACTGAACAACAACCGCCAATATTAAAATCTTGGCCAATGTGGATTTCTTCATAATCATTTAGTACCTCTTTTGTATTATGTTCTTTTCGGTCAAAGTATTCATATACTGACCCTTGTGTTAAGTTTACAAACTTACCATTTAAATAGGCTTCTAATAGCTCAGGACTGTATTGTTCTTTTAAACTAGCTATGTAGCTCTGTGGTATAAACTTGTTATCTGTAGTCTTTGCATTGATTACTTTAAAGTGTCCGCTATTAGTTTTCTCGTATAGAAACCCAAATCCCTCAGGAGTTGATACCATATCTACATTGGCACCCTCAATAGCTCTGTTACGACCTAATATCTTATCGTAAGCTGTTCTCATCTTCTCAGTAGGTAGAATATCTGCTTCATCTATAAGTGAATAACAAGTTTCATACCCAATAATAGACTCAGGCTCACTCATAGTTCTAAAGATAATAGAACTGTAGCCTTTAATGTGTAACTCTTTGTCTGACTTGTTAAGTGTGTATGTAAAGCCTTTATCTTGTAAGAATGTAGTGAATTTATCAAAAGCAATATCTCTTACTAATGAATAGTTAGGTAGATAGTAACAGCATTTATATTCAGGATACTGCATTTTTTTCATAATAGTTTTAATCATTCCTGCATCTGATTTACCTGAACCAAATCCACCAACTAAGATAGTGTTCTCTTCTGAGAATAAGAACTCTTCTTGGTGCTTTAAAAGACTAAGCTCTTGCAACTATAAACCCACTAGGTTGTAAATCTACTTCTATTGAACCCTCTACGGCTTTCTTTTGACTGAATGTGTACTTAGATACCTCTTTCCAGCAATCCTTCTTAAGTGGTAAGTCTGCTTCTTTATCTCTTGCTATATTAATCAACTCTTCTATTGGATTAACATCGTGCTTTAACAATATCTCTTCAACTGTTAATAGTTTCTTTTTTCCTTTAGCACCCTTAGGTCTTCCAGGATTACCCTTTTGAAATAAATGTGGTTTCTTTTTTTCTTCTTCCATTCGTAAACTCCTTTGTAATTATTTCGTTATTTCGTTTAGCTCTACAACTATTTTACCATCTTTTCCCCATCTTTTACTAATACTTAACTTAACTATCTGCTTATCATCATCATAAACTATCGTATTCATAGCATCTAGTATAGCTTTAGCATAGTTATCTAAGTCAGAATTGTTATTGCAATACTTACCCTCTAAGCTCTCTTTTTTCTTCTTCGGCCAAGACTTAGGCATTTCTATTAAAAGCTCTATATGGCACTCTATAAGCTCTTTAAATGGGCATTGTGTGTACTCACTTAGCAATACTCCCATGTCTTCTCTAAACTGTGTATATTTCTTTGGATAAAATGTACTCCATCTAGTAACTCTAGGTCTTGAAGCTGGTACGGGATTTATATTGAACTGTAATTTCATTCTCTTCCTTAGCTATTAAAATAATCATTTCTACATTTTCTATTGCAGTATATTTGTCTTAGTGTCGTTCTACCTTTTAACTTCTTTCCACATTGGTCGCAAGGTCTACTTAAAAACTTAGTGCTACACTTTCTACCACAAAATCTACTTGTTACTTGCTTTGCTTTGAAATCTTCTTTGCATTGCATACATTTTCTATTTAAACTTCTACTTTTCATCTCTTCTCTTTCTTTAATACCCTGAACAAGGTCTACTAGGTTACAACATACCTAGTATTATTTATTATTTCATAAGGGTTTTCCTTTTCTTTAATTTAAGCTCATCTATCTTCTAATAGACTACTGCATTGTTAATTGTATTTTTTAGTAAACCTTGTTCAAGGCATCTTGTTTTTATTTTTGTATTTTTCTTTCTCTGTACCAATTACAGTCTATTACTTTTGCTACTCCACTTGCAGGTGTAGGTAATCTAGCATCTATCATTCTTAATGTGCAATATGCTTTGTCATCATTCATAGTAACTCTATTACATAAAGTACAATCGTACTCTATGTTTTTATTTTTCTTTTTTGCCATTCTTTACTTCCATTGCTTCAAATACATCTTTACATTCTACTTGTCTTCCATCTTCAAAAGTTACTACATATTTCTTTTTATCGTAACTTGTTTGTATTACTGCTTTCATTTTTGTTCTCCCATTTTTTAATTTCATTCTCTAAATACCATTTGGCTTTCAATAAATCTTCTAATCCGTTCTTTCTCTTGTGCCTACTAACATACTTAATTACATTAGAGATAGACCAACTAAACTCTCCATTATTTGCCTCTATGTATTCAAGAGGACTTATCTTTAATTCTGTATAGTGTGGTGGTTCAATATTATTGTTCATTTATTCTTTCCTTAGCTATATCAAAATACTTATCATCCATCTCTATACCTATAAAGTCACGACCTAAATTCTTACAAGCTACACCTGTTGTTCCACTACCCATTGTGAAGTCTAAAACTAATTCACCCTCATTTGTATATGTTTTAATTAAGTATTCCATTAATGCTACTGGTTTTTGTGTTGGGTGCGTG